ACATTGTTTGAAATAGTATATCTAAATCTAGATGCGAATCCAGCAGTGTTCAATTCTAGCGGCGTATACCCTTTTATTAATAAATTCGTTATCGTTAATTGATTTATTGAAGGTGTGTTCAAGAATGAATTGGTACTCAAAACAGTAGTAGATGATGATCCTTCTAAGGTAACAGATGTTAACCCAGTGCAATTTTGAAACGCATTCGTATTGATCGATGTAACTGCGCTAGGAATGGTTACACTTTTTAACCCAGAACAACCCGAAAAGCAAGATTCGCTGACTGATTTTAAACTAGTTGAATTTAAAGTTACGCTCGTTAAATTAGTGCAATCTTGAAATGCGTTATTTCCAAACGTGTTTAATGATGAGTCTATTGGGCAGATCAAATCTGTTATAAGCGTATTTACATTTGTAAATATACCATCTAGAGTACTAGTAACAGAATTAGGAATGGTTGCGATAGTATTTCCATAAACATTATCGATTACCTGTGTAATAATATTGTTTGAAATGTCATACGTAAATCTAGATATTAACGGAAACCCTGCGTTAGTTAATACTGGTTGAGTATATCCTTTCACTAATAAATTTCTTACTGTTGAATAATTTATTGAAGGTGTGTTCAAAAATGAGTTGGCGCTTAAACTAGTAGTAGATGATGTTCCTTCTACAGTAACAGACGTTAACCCAGTGCAATTTTGAAAGGCATTCGTATTGATCGATGTAACAGCGCTAGGAATGGTTATACTTTTTAACCCAGAACAACCAGAAAAGCAAGATTCGCTGACTGATTTCAAACTAGTTGAATTCAAAGTTATGTTAGTTAAATTAGTGCAACCTTGAAATGCGTTATTTCCAAAAGTGTTTAATGATGAATCTATTGGGCAGATCAACTCAGTTACAACAGTATTATTGATAAATAATGAATTTATAGTACTAGTAACAGAATTAGGAATGGTTGCGATAGTAGTTCCGTATTCATTATCGTTGACCTGTGTAATAATGTTGTTTGAAATATCATAAGTAAATCTAGATATTATCGAAAATCCTGCGTTAGTTAATACTTGTTGAGTATATCCTTTCACTAATAAATTTCTTACTGTTGAATAATTTATTGATGGTGTGTTCAAAAATGAGTTTGTATTCAAAGCAGTAGTAGATGATGTTCCTTCTACAGTAACAGAAGTTAACCCAGTGCAATTTTGAAACGCATTCGTATTGATCGATGTAACTGCGCTAGGAATGGTTACACTTTTTAACCCAGAACAACCAGAAAAGCAAGATTCACTGACTGATTTTAAAGTAGAATTCAAAGTTACGCTCGTTAAATTAGTGCAATCTTGAAATGCGTTATTTCCAAATGTGTTTAATGATGAGTCTATTGGGCAGATCAAATCAGTTATAAGCGTATTTACATTTGAAAATATACCATTTGCAGTACTAGTAACAGAATTAGGAATGGTTGCGATAGTATTTCCATAAACATTATCGATTACCTGTGTAATAATATTGTTTGAAATATCATAAGTAAATCTAGATATTGACGGAAACCCTGCGTTAGTTAATACTGGTTGAGTATATCCTTTCGCAAATAAATCTCTTACGGTTGAATCATTTATTAAAGGTGTGTTCAAGAATGAATTAGTACCCAAATTAGTAGATGTTCCAACACATTTCAAAATAACAGAAGTTAATCCAGTGCAATTTTGAAACGCATTTGTATCAATCAATGTAACTGCGCTAGGAATTGTAATACTCTGAATTGATGTACAATTTGAAAAACAACCATTACCAATTAATGTTAAATACGTTGAAACTAAAGTTACCGTTGACAAATTAGTACAATTTTGAAAAACTGTACTTCCAAACCGGTTTAGAAATGATTCGCTGGTGCAAATTAATTCAGAAGAGACATCTCTAACACTAATATTAGCAAACACCGAATCTGCAATACTCGTAACTGAATCTGGAATGACCGCATAAGTTGTTCCAGTACCACTATCAGTAACACCGGTAATAATATTACTTGAAATAGTATAACTAAATCTAGATATTATTGATGGCGCAAATCCGGCGGTAGTTAATTGTGACGGAGTATATCCTTTCGCTAATAAATTCATCATCGTCGATTTATTTATTAATGGCGTGTTAAAAAATGTATTTGTGTCCAAACCAGTAGTAGAAGATGATGTTGCTTGTAAAGTAACCGAAGTTAACTTGACGCAATTCCTAAAAGCGCTACTGTTTATAAATGTAACTGAACTAGGAATTGTTATATTAGGTAGTGATCTGCAAGCTTGACAACATGATACTGGAATTGATGTAAGAGAATTCGAAAATATTAGTCTAGTTAACAAATAGCAATTTTGAAAACAACCAGTATTAATTGATGTAACCGAATTAGGAATTATTACATCTGCTAATTTTGAACAATTATTAAATGCATTAGACCCGATTGATTTAACAGAATTTGGTATTTCAATACCAAGTAATGAGGAACAATTTTGAAAACAACCGTCATTAATGGATGTAACCGAATTTGGAATTGTTATACTAATTAATCCCGAAGATGTAAAACAAGCATCACCAAAAGTTTTCAAACTTGTTGAATTCAAACTTACTGTTGTTAAATTTGTACAACCACTAAAAGTACTAGTTCCAAAACGGTTTAGCAATGATCCGCTGGTGCAAATTAATTCAGTTATCACATCTTTAACACTAATATTAGCAAACACCGAATCTGCAATACTCGTAACTGAATCTGGAATGACCGCATAAGTTGTTCCAGTACCACTATCAGTAACACCGGTAATAATATTACTTGAAATAGTATAACTAAATCTAGATATTATTGATGGTACAAATCTGGCGCTAGTTAATTGTGTTGGTGTATATCCTTTCGCTAATAAATTTACCATCGTCGTTTTATTTATTGAAGTTGTTGTTCCTATAAATGAATTTGAACCCAAAACGGTAGTTGTTCCAACACAATTTAAGGTAACTGAAGTTAATCCTGTACATGTCGCAAAAGCATTCGAAGTGATCAATGTAACGGCGCTAGGAATTATTACACTAAGTAGTGAAGTGCAATTCTCAAAACATCCGTCCGATATTGATGTAAGAGAATTCGAAAGTGTTATACTAGATAGTGACGTGCAATCATAAAAACATCCATCCAGAATTGATGTAACTGAATCAGGAATTATTATACTAGATAGTGACGTACACGCAGAAAATGTATAAAACCCGATTGATTTAACCGAATTTGGTGATATTTCAACAGTATGTAATCTATAACAATTTTCAAAACAACCCTGATTAATTGTTGTAACAGAATTTGGAATTGTTATACTAGTTAATCCTGAAGATGCAAAACAACTATCCCCTAATGATTTCAAACTTGTTGAATTTAAACTTACATTTGTTAAATTTGCACAAGCATTAAAAGTACTAGTTCCAAAACGGTTTAGTAATGATCCACTGTTACAAATCAACCCAGTTATAACATTATTATTAGAAAATACCGAATTTGCAATACTTGTAACCGAATCAGGAATGGTTGCAATAGTAGATCCACTACTCCCAGTAGTAACAGCAGTAATAACATTATTTACAATAGTATATGTAAATCTAGACATATATTGTATATAATATACAATATATATAATATTTGTTCTATCTCTCTATCTTACGTCGAATAGTTTCCTTTACGGTTTCCTCTCTGTTTTCAAGGATATGGTTTGTAACTTCTTCTGCAAGTTGCGGTTTATTTTTATAATATTCCTGCAATGTTAATAATAACGATTTCCCATTAATGGGACGCTTAGTGACAGTTTTTTTGTAAATCAGCGCACCGCCATTTATATCGAAACAATCAATCTCGTTTTTTTTCATGACATTGACGAGACGTTCCGTTAACAACTTCTTTTTATTTTTGCGTTCCTTTATTTCATTTTGAAACTGGGTGATTTCAGTATCTATCTTGATCCATTCTTTCACGTTAGTAATTAACTCTTCTTTTGTTTCAAGCGACATTATTTATAAAACCTTATAAATAATTTCTAAGTTGTTTGTTTATGTTTTGATTTTTACAAAGGGTCAGATACGATTTCTACAGTATCTCCGATTTCTACAGTATCTCCGATTTCTACAGTATCTCCGATTTCTACAGTATCTCCGATTTCTACAGTATCTCCGATTTCTACAGTATCTCCGATATCTCCGATTTTACCGACATGGCGTTTACATAATTTATTTATATTTTGTGTTTTGCACCCGCATTCTTGACCTTTTCGGATCCCGGATTTCAATACTTGAATACACGTGAAATTTGCGCCTTCTTTTTTTTCAGTTTTCTCTTTCTCCTTCTGTTTCTTAATATCTTCTTTTTCCTTCTTCTTTTTCTCCATTTGGATCTTCTTTTGTTCTTCTTTTTGCGCTTTAATGATTAATTTATCCTCTTTGATTTTCTTCTTTTGTTCCTCCTTCTTCTTGGTATATTCCTCTTTCAACTGATTCCAATATAATTGGAGTCCTAAATATTTATGATGCGCACAATAACACTTATTATTTTCAATCTGTTTAACATATATTGAGTTGCATTCGACATAAACCGGCGGATCATGTTGTGAAATTATTTTATATTCACATACACCTTCTGTATATCCAAACGGAATATTATACGACGATTTAATAACCTTGTCATTTATATAAATACGGTTCAGAGTATTGACACCATACACAGGCGGAACATTTTCATTGAATGGAAGAATATATTCATGTAAACTTCTACAGTATGGACATTTAATCAGGTTTTTTTTGTGATATAATTCTGTCCCATTTTTTTGTTGTTTACATAAATCATTATATAAAGGAATATAATTGAATCGATGATTACATAATAATTTAATGTGATTTTTTTCTAATGGAGCATTAGTTATTAGACATAAATCAACTGTTTTAGGGACTTCTACCTCGTCATCGTCTAATGATTTATACAGTTCTTTGTAGAAATCAATCCCCCCTTCAACAATATACTTGACCATATTAATATAATTAATTAAATAAAGTCTTTATTTTATTTTTATACGTATTTTATATTATGTCACCAAATCAATGGGGTCCGCCTATTTGGACGTTATTTCATACAATGATTGAAAAAATAAAAGACGACCGATATTCCGAATTGTACCCTCAAATATTTAATTTAATAAAGCAGATATGCCGTGAGTTACCATGTCCGGATTGTTCAAATCATGCAACCACCTTTTTAAACAAGGTGAATATCAAAACCATACAGACAAAAGAAGAATTTAGAATGATGTTGTTTGTCTTTCATAATATGGTAAATAAAAGGAAAGGTAAACCGATATTTAATTCCGCAGATTTAGAGAAATATGCATCTAACAAACTGCACCAAGTTTTTTACGCTTTTGCCCAAACCTATAATCCTAAACTCGGGAATTTGAAATTAATGACCGACACAATGACTAGAAAGCGTATCATAATATCATTGCGAGACTGGTTCAAATTAAATTATCAATCGTTTAATGATTAGGTCTAACGTGTAATGGTACTAATAATTTCGCCATTTTTATAAACCGCACATTTAAATGTTTGATTTTTCGCCACGTTGCATACTTCACGTCCGCTTCCAACCTCATTAATAAATAGAAATCGGTTTAATCCTAAATAGTACATCATACTTGAAACGGATAATCCGACGAGAGACCCGCCCATAATTTCACCGACATAGATCATTGGATCTACAATACACGTTGTCCTATATTTTATGAAGCAATCAAATATAAGATACACAATAAGTAACCAAAGTATGTACCAATTTATATTTCTGCTGACAATCATCGGAAAACATATATAAAATAGGGTAAATGATAATATGTAGATACTATTTCTTCCCGCATCATATTCAGTCAATACCCCCGATAAACTACCCTTTTTACAATGTTCCTGGATATTTTTATTACCTGTAGACGCCATCATCATAAATATAATCCTGCAAATAGTGGCGGATAATACCCACCCAATATAAATTGCGCCCTTCATCGGATTTGAAATCGCAAACGAAAGTAGCACAACACTAAATGCAATGACTACCGCCGAATAATACGATATGTTATTTAATACTTCTGCAATAATTTCATTCAGACCATTTGTTTTTAGTTTCGCCGCATCCTCCATATATTTTATGATAACATTAAAATTTTTATACAAATGCTATTATTTATACAATGACAAATATTATACAATCACAAATATTATACAAACGCCAATTTGAAAACTTCTTCAATGGTCGACACCTTATGGAAAACAACCCCGTTCAATAATTCGTTGTCCTTGTACTTTTTCATAAACGATAAATAATCCTTATGGTTTTGTTCCGGGTAAATAAACTCTTTGACCCCGGCATTCAGCGCCCCTAAAAATTTCAAATGAAGACCCCCGATTTCAGTGATGTTACCTTGCAAATTTATTTCGCCCGTGATGGCGAGTTTATGTTTGATCAGTTTATTATTCAACAAACTATATATAACAGTAGTAATACACCCGCCGGCGCTCGGACCATCTTTCGGGGTCGCACCTTCTGGGCAGTGAATATGAATACCGTATTTGTTTACTTCAGACATTGTATATTGTTTAATCACGGTCGGGTCCGTCAACTTAATCGCCAAAGTTAGCGCCACATTCATGCTTTCTTGCATAACATCTCCTTGCATTCCGGTTAATTTCAATTCAAACAGGTCGCTGGAATAAAAGAAACACGATTGGATCGGAATAATTCCGCCTTGACCCAATGAATTCGCCCATAATCCGTTCATTACTCCGACTTTATCCTCTCGGTGTATTTGCATATCCTTGATTTGAGGACGGTCTTTTAGATATTTATCTTTGATATCTTCAACGGTTATTACAATAGGAATAGTATGCATCATATTTTTCAAAATATCCAAATTGATTTCCGCAATGATTTCGAATAATACTTCTTTCAGTTTTCTCGCCCCCGATTCGCATGTATAATTTTCAATGATATATTTCAACACTTTATCTGAGATTTCGATCACGTCTTCGAGACCCATTTTTTTGAAAATGTCGGGCAATATGTGATTTTTGGAAACCACTAATTTGTCTTCTACGCTCAAACTGTCGAATTTAATGCGATGTATGCGATCTAGCAAAATAGAATCGATCTCGTCGGCATCATTATATGATAAAATAAACAACGCTTTCGATAAATTCAAATCTATTCCGGAAAAATATTTGTCTTGAAAACAATCATTTTGCGCCGGGTCTAACAAATGGGTTAAAATACCGATGATTTCCTTCCCGTGTTCGGTTTTGCTTATTTTATCCACCTCGTCAATAAATATAATCGGATTCATGCATTTTTTATCGATTATTATTTGAACAATATTTCCCCAGGTAGATCCGACGTATGTATAATTATGCCCATGCAGAGAACTGCCGTTACTGTCGCCTCCCATTTGGATCATCGCAAAAGGGCGACTAACACCATCGTCGTCTTTTAAACAGTTTGAGAGACCTCGTTTTGCGAGAGAGGTTTTTCCCACTCCGGGAGGTCCTTCGAACCCGAAACAATACCCATCTTGTTCGCCGTTTATCCACTGACCGATAATACGTTCAATCTGTTTTTTCGCATTGTCGTGTCCGTATACTGCATCATCTAATGTATTTTTAATATTAAATGTATAATCGGTTATTGTCTTATATTTTGTGAAAATATCGTCAATCTTTTCTTTTGGAATGATTGATTTTGTTGCTACTGTATCGGTGTTTTCTACTGTCTCTGTGTGTACTACTAATTTATCCAAGAATTGGGTATTATTTGTTTTGAAGCATTCATCTATAAATGTTTCAAGTGATTCATCTAATTGAGCCACCGATTTGGACTTGTATTTGATATCTGTCGGTTTTAATTCGTTTATTTTAATAATTGTGTTGATCTTGTCCATTTTGCTTCCTTTACACAATAAGGTTTTATAGTACGCATCGGTTTTTGTATTTTTGCATTTATTTAAATATTTCATCATTTCAATATTGGTTAGTTTATCATTATATACATAGGAAGGATCATACATATTAATTATTTTTTTGAAATCGGTTTTTATTAAATCCATCATGTACAATATCGGTTCTTTGCGATAAATATTGAACGGTATTTTCAAAAGTGCGTCCAAATATTGTCTCGCTTTAGAGCACGAATCTTCCGATTTCGATTTAACTTCTTTTAATTTTTGCATCGCCTTTTCTTTCACATTATCTGATGCGTTTAAAAGACATATCTGCTGTTCAATCGGAATTTTATTAATATCAAAATCAGATAAATCGCTGGTATACTGTATCGTTTTTTTCATCGCATCTTTGAAAAATTGTTTGATCTCGTGCGGAAAACTATCGAACAAGATGATTTGTTCTTGAGTATCAACATTTCCATTTTGATCATTGGTTAATAAATCATACAATAAATACGCCAAATATTGATTGTCGCTTTTATCCGAGTTTATCAAGAGCATCATAATCATATTTCGTTTAATATACAAATTACTTCCGATAAATTCTTTCACCACATTGGATATAGTTTTTTGATTAATGGAACGTATGTTGCTTAGGAGACCGGTGTATTTGGAATAAATACCTTGGTGATCGTATATTAAATAATCTTTCAACATTAACGATTTTACCAATTTAGAAAAGGCATCCAATTTAAAATCGGATTCATTTGGAATATTCGAATTAATATTGGTATTAACCGCATCTATGAATTTATTATTCATCAATTTAATCATTACATTATCCATAACTCCGTTGACAATAATACTTTTTTTATTGGAGTAATTGTATATTATAACTTGTATACCATGCACTTTAACATGAAACGATTTTGCGGTAGAATATAAATCGGAACACGTCATGTTTTGTTTTATCGCATCTATTTCGGAAGATTTTGTGTTTACCTTGTAACTGATGGGATGGAAATATTTTTTGAGCAGTTCGAATTTTAATATATCTGAATCGGTTTTTACAAAACAATCATTCTCATTGCTACCAAAGCAAACAAACAGCAGATCTTCGAATGAACTTGTTCCGAAAATTTTGAATAACGACGACAATTCATTATTGATTATTTGTAATGTGTTGATTGTATTATCTATTTGAGACAGATGAACCGGTTCGCTGATTTGTTTACTCAATGTAGATAGTGTGTTGATACAATTATTTACTTCACTTACTGCTAAAATATTGAGTATTTTATTCTGTTGAACATACAATATGGTTTTTTGGATGATATCTTGAAAAAATTCCATTTTTTTTCCCACCAATGTGAATATATCCAAGTTTGGTTTTGGATCCTTCTTATTAGAAGGAGGTGGAGGTGAATTAATATTTGAAGAATTATTATCATTATTTGGGACGGCGAATTTTAGTTTTGGTTTCATTATCTCTAATATAGGCACATAAAAAATATAAGTATTCTACATATCTTACAAAAAAAATCGCATAACGAAATATCTATAATAATAAATATTAAACACAATTTATAAATATATATACATCTAAATGGGTATCCCTAGTTATTTTTCGTTTATTGTTAAAAATCACGCCTCTATCATCAAAAAATATGAAGGTTTCAAAAAAGTCAATCACTTGTATTTGGACTGCAATTCTATTATTTATGATGCGGTGCAAAATGTGAATTGGAAAGAAGAAAACACTACTAAAACGGCGATATTGTTAAAGTGGGTGATTAACAAAATCGAGGAATATATCATGATAATTAAACCGTCCGACACGATATTTATTGCGTTTGATGGTGTCGCACCAGTCGCCAAATTGGAGCAGCAACGAGGGCGTAGATACAAATCGTGGTATCAAAATACGGTTCTAAAAGAGATGGATGTTTCTAAAAAAGAGGATGGGTGGAATACGAGCGCAATTACACCTGGAACTGAATTTATGAACGAATTAAACGTCACTGTAAAGAAGCATTTTATTACGAAGACGAAGACATTTTATAACGTGAATAATATTATTGTTTCGGGGAGTGATGTGGAAGGCGAAGGCGAGCACAAAATGTTTGAATATATTCGTCAACATGCAGAAGATCATAAAGAAAGCACCACCATTATTTATGGGTTGGATGCGGATCTAATCATGTTATCAATCAACCATCTTCCGGTATGCCCCAACATTTATTTGTTTAGAGAAACCCCGCATTTTATCCAATCGATTGATAGTACCTTGGAACCAAACGAGACGTATTTATTGGATATTCCTGAATTGACACGAATTATTACGCTGAATATGAATAACGGGATCGAAATGACCACACAGCAGCAGCGTAACCGTATTTATGATTATATTCTGATATGTTTTATGTTGGGGAATGATTTCCTGCCTCATTTTCCGGCGATTAATATCCGGACTGGGGGGATAGATAAATTATTGAATGCGTACAAGGCGACCATCGGTGGAAGTACAAATAATTTATCGGATGGAAAACAGATATTTTGGAACCATTTCCGGAAATTCGTCGAATTTTTGGCGAAACAAGAGGAGGAGTTTATCAAAACGGAGATGAAACTGCGAGACAAGAGGGAACGCACGTTTTTTGTAAATGATACCCCTGAACAAAAATTCAAGAAATTCGAAGCGCTTCCTACTTATAAACGAGATACGGAGAAATTTATTAATCCGTTCAAGGTGTACTGGAGGGAGCGGTATTACAAGTCTTTGTTCAAGATTAATATCAACGACGAACGTAGAAAGCAGATATCTGTGAATTATTTGGAAGGGTTGGAGTGGACGATGAAGTATTATACTACAAATTGTCCGGATTGGAGGTGGTGTTATAAATATAATTATCCGCCGCTGCTTGAAGATTTGTATAAGAACATTCCTAGTTTTGACACCACATTTTTGCAAAACAAGGAAAAAAATCCGGTGTCGCCAATGGTTCAATTGTGCTATGTGTTACCGAAATCGAGTCTTGGATTGCTTCCGGATAAATTGAATCGGGAAATCGTGAGTAAATATTCGCATTTATATAACGACGACTGCGATTTTGTATGGTCGTATTGTAAATATTTTTGGGAATCGCATGTGGAACTGCCGGAAATGGATATTGCAGAACTGGAAAAAATTACGACATCTGCTCTTATAACTCATAATAAACCAATAAAACCGTAAAAATAATAAATCCGTATATGATACATCTGGTGTTTATTTTATTTATATTGTACATATGTATAATAATGTAAATGTTTATTTATTTATATTATTAAAAAATATATAGATATAATGTAGATATAATATAAATTATAGAAATGTTTAAAAGATTATTTTCATCAACTCCATCAATTCGATTAAATTGTTTAGATTGTAGATTGTATAATAGACAAACAAAAGTATGTAGAATTAATAATTTGAATGCGATTGATAATAGAATGGATGATAATATTTGTGGCGCAGAAGGTAAGAAGTATTTTCCATTAGATAAGACTAATTTAATAAAATCACAAAGATGTGATAAATATCAGATTATTAGTGGATTATCAACAATTGCATCATTACCAATATTATATAATCATGTTTATTCTATAGGATTTACATTATCATTATTTCTGGTTGAACGAATGTTGTCAGATACATCAAGAGATTTTAAGAATAAATATTTAGAAGATAATGGTATCAGTGAGGATAAATAATTAAATTTTATATTTATAAAATTTATATTTATAAAATTTATATTAAAAAATATATAGAAATATAGAAATTATATGATATAGAATTATATAACTTATATAATGATAAGAGTAATGGCGACACGAAAATTGTACAATATCAGCGAGACTATTAAACTACTTCCAGCGGTGTATGTTAGTAACAAAAATTTAGATGATTATGTAAATAATATGTCAAAGATTATTGTGAAAAAGGATCGTTCTTATAATGTAGTTGCGATATATAATAAGAAAATGTTTAATATAAGTTATAATCACTATAATTTTGTTTACGATCCACATGTATATCAGAACTTGACGGACAATTATAATATGATAAAAAATAATAATGTATTGGATAATAAAAAAGATATGAAATTGTTGACCATGTCACATAGAATTGTAAATTATTTGATGACGATGGAAATGATTGATAATGATGACTACAAACAATATTAGATGTTATATCATTTTTAATTTTTTAAAGATGATATTTTAATTTTAACGACGTGATTTGCGAGATTTCTTTCTGAGAACACGGCGACGACGTGTGGTTCGTTTCTTGGACTTTTGTTTTCTTGTCCCCCCCCCCCTATCAAGCGGGTTAACCTCATCAAAATACATAGTTTGTGGATTATTTTGCACTGTTTTTGTGTTAATTATAGTTTCTTTTGGTATATATAAAGAATATTTACCCAAAGTACTTTGTGTACTAGTATCAAATGGTCCTATTACTAGTTCTCCAACTGTATTTGTGTCTTTTAGAAAGTATTTATCGCCATCGTTTCTTACAGAATTAACTTTATACGCTCTATCACTTTTAACAATTGGAGTATGATATGTTGGATCCATTTTGAAAGGATTTAGATTTAAATCCTCTTCATTTCTTTGAATAACTATCTCTGTCCCTTCTGGTATCTTACTAACACTTCCATAATATGGAACATATCCTTGTGCTAAAATATCTCGCATACTGCATTCACTCATATTTATATTATATACAAATAATATAATTTAGAAATACTACAAATAAATATAATAATATGTCTAAAGAAATTATCACCTCATTTGAAAACCGAAACGCATTTTTGAATTTACTAAAGAATAATCCCGGATTAGTGATTGTCAAATTGGGCGCAACATGGTGCGGACCGTGCAAAAAGATTGAAAAAACGGTTCACGATTTTTTTGCAACATCTCCACAAAACGTAATTTGTGCCGACATCGATGTGGATGATTCCTTCGATTTGTACGCATGTCTAAAGAGTAATAGAATGGTAAACGGTATTCCAGTAATGTTGTGTTATAAAAGAGGTAATGTTAGTTATATTCCGGATGACAGTGTTACGGGAACAGAGATTACTGGTTTTTTGATGCGATGTGGAAAATACGCAACCATGATGAATTAGTTAATAATCAATTTCTACGGTAAATTAATTTCTACGCGTCTTTTTATTTTTTTTACCCTTTGATTTTCTTGATCCTTTACGTCTACTTTTACCACCAGTGGTGGTTAGTTTTGTCGCATCCGCCGCCTCTTTCACCGCTTTTTCTGCCGCTTCTTTCGCAACTCTTGCCGCATTTGCTTCATTAAACGCTTTTTCAGCGATTGCTTTTTTCTCAGTACAATCAGCAGTAATTTTATTAAGATTATCCTTCGCTTTTTGTTCTTCTTTACCTAAATCACTAGTAAATAAATTATTAAAGAGAGATTTTAGATATTCCGTCATCTTATATATATATTAGTAAATAATTTAAAATAATAATTATAAGAATAATTAATATAAATGAATAATTTAAATTTATCAGTAAACAATATTAGTTATGAGGATCAAATTACAAGTTTAACAAAGCAACTGCAAAATCAAAATTACACGTTTGAAGTTACTAAATGTTGCAATTATAGTACTTTTGTATTGGTAAATAGATCCGGGACACTTATCGACCTATTTAAAGCGGTATCTCTGCATTTTGATTGTCCCGACATAAAATCTTTGTATGTGGTAAACATTCAAACAAACGAAAAACAGAAAATTCCGTTAACAGATACTGTTAAAATCAGTAAATATATCTTAGACCAACCACGTGAGTTTTTTACGCCGGTATATCCAGTACCTAGACCGGTAGTATATCGTGTATATTTAGACGATGGTCACTGGTGTATGAATCACTCCGTTGATTTAAGTAATAACTCAATGGATATGGATAATAACTCAAATTCAAAGACAACGTAGTAGAAGTAAAAATCACAATTAAAAAATATAAAATATAAATTATAAGTATGGATTTAGATATTGATAATTATAATTTAGAAGATATATTACACTTGTTCAAAATACCGCCGGATTTCGACGAGTTCCATTTAAAAGCGGCGAAAAAAATAGTATTGAAAACTCATCCGGATAAATCGAATCTAGACCCGAAATACTTTTTATTCTACAGTAAAGCGTATAAAGTACTGTATACAATATATACATTTAAAAACAAATCGACAAATAAAAAAACGGAACACACCGAGGATAGTTTGTTAGAATCACAACATATTATTCTGGACACGTTTTTCCAAAAAAACAAAAAAATGAAAGAACCAAAAGAATTCAATAAATGGTTCAATGAACAATTTGACAAACACAAAATAGAAGAAGAGAGAGAAGGATACGGCGATTGGTTAAAATCCGATAATGGGATATATCATACAGAGAAAACCGATATTGCAAATATGAGCGCCGATTTTGAAAAACATAAAAAACATGTTCGTTCGCTAATAGTATATAATGGTATTGACGAGGTGTATTCGTCTGCATCGGGAACACTGCTAGGTGGGGACGAAGGATTCACGTCATCTATGTTCAGCGGTCTTTCTTATCAAGATATTAAGCAGGCGCATACAGAATCTATTATTCCAGTGACAGACGATGACTTTCAAAATGTGAAAAAGTTTAATAATGTAGAAGAGTATAAAAAATATAGAAATGGACAAAATATAACCCCTCTATCTGAAAAGGAATCCAACGAGTATTTAAAAACAAAAACGACAATGGATGAATCGGATAGTAGTCGTCGTGCTTATTTTTATGCGAAACAATTGGAGGAGTCGAATAAAAAAAACCAACAATTTTGGGGGAAACTCCAAAAAATTACAAACATATGAATTTGTCAAAGATAAATTATATTATAATAATATAATATATGTTAATTCTGGATTATATATTATTATTTGTTATAGTTATCGTATTATCAATGCTGCTTCAACGTTATTATGAAAAAAAAGAGCGTCTTGAAACAAAAGATAGATATCTTTCCATTCGTAATTATTTATTGAACGAAACATCTTTAGGTAAGAATAAAAAACCATTATTGTGGATTCATATTCCGTATGAATACAATTCTAGAAATTGGTTAGATTTCAACTCTCGCAAATCGCTAGAATTAAATCAACCGTATTTATATTTAACGGTTCAAACCATTATTGAAAAATGCGACGCCGATTTCAATATTTGTTTGATAGATGACGCATCATTTTCAAAAATTATTCCAAATTGGGGAGTAGATATGAAATTGATATCCGATCCAATTCTTACCTATATGCGTCAACTTGCAATGGTCAAATTGATTCATATTTATGGAGGGATGATTGTACCGATCTCATTCGCTTGTTTCAAGAATTTGGACGAAATGTATAAAACGGGAACAAGAAATAATAAAGTATTTTTATGCGAAACCATAAATGATAATATCACATCTACCTCATACAATGTTTATCCAAATATTCAATTTATGGGTGCGAATAAAAATAATCCGATGATTGAAGAACTTATTAATTTCATGGAGCGCAGCGTATCGAAGGATAATACGGATCAATTGAATTTTGCGGGAGAATTTAACCGTTGGTGTAATACTCGTGTGTATAAGAACATGATTAATTTGATTGATGGAAAAGAGATTGGAATAAAGAATATGGATGATGAAATTATCCTAGTTGATAATTTATTAAACAGCGATTATGTTTCATTTTATGAGAATATGTTTGGAATATTGATACCTTCAAAGATGATATTAAAACGTAAAAAATATGAATGGTTCGCTAGATTATCTGCCGAGCAGGTACTAGAATCTGACACTATATTATCAAAGCATATATTAGTTTCACTTGGAAAAAATACTACACTTGGAAACAAGACAAATACAACAAAAGAAGATAAACCGAATTGGATAAATTTTTGGAGTGTTCCTTCGGAAGCGCCGGTTTGGGGATTTCAACCGAATGGTTTAGGTGATAAATTACGCAAAATTTAACAAACACAATGACATTTCGCTGTTTCTGGAACCAATTCAAAATGTTTAGATGTTGATATGTAATTACCGCAATGTTTGCAATTCTCGCCTTGCATTATGAAGATGGCGTATCTACCATAATTCATAAAATACCATCCTTGACAATTATCGCAGTCTCCGCCGATTTCAATATTAAATAATTCATGATACGCCATATATGGATTTGCACGAGACATACATAAATTATTAATTTTATAATGTATCCTACGTATTCGTCCTTGAATAAATCGTCTTATTTTAGAAGTATGAATATAATAAAAGCAATAATCTTTTATTATATTTTGCAAATCATGCGGAATCGGAAAACGGTGGATTATTAATTGTTTTTCAATAATCATTTTTGATATTTTTTCGTGTTTACTTGCTTGTTAGTTTGTTTTTTATTCTAATTGTAATATTAAATAATAATAACAAGAAATCAATTTTATCTGTATATAAATATATATGAACAAAACCAGAAAACTGAGATCAAGGACAAAGGATCCTTATGCGAAAACCAAATTATTTCCGCAGATTAAACCATTGACAGAAGAGTTTATGAAAGTGGGAAATTATCATACTATTGCGTATTGGACATATGGAAACCCCAAAGGTAAACCAGCTTTATTCGTGCATGGCGGTCCAGGTGGCGGAACAAACCCGAATTGCGCTCGTTTTTTCGATCCAAAAGTGTACTATATTGTGTTAGTTGATCAACGTGGATGTGGTAAAAGTAAACCTACCGCAGAATTAAGAGAAAATACAACGCAGGATTTAATATCTGATTTTGAATTGATTCGATCAAAATTGGGCATTAATAAATGGATGGTGTTTGGCGGATCGTGGGGATCGACACTTTCTTTAGCGTATGCGATTAGTCACCCGGATCGTGTTACGGAATTAGTTATTCGAGGCATATTTTTAATTAGAAAGTCAGAGGTCAATTGGTTTCTTCAACCTAACGGAACGCAAAGTATGTACCCGGATTCCTGGAAAGTATTTTTGGACGGTGTGCCCAAAAGCGAATTAAAATCCGATCCGTGTAAAATGGATTTCTTGGAGATATATGGAAAATGTTTCAAAGGAGACTTTGGTCTTGCGGCAAAAAACAAGGCGTTATTAGCGTGGTCCACATGGGAATCATCGGTATCTCATTTACATCCGCAAAAAGTGGAAGATATTATGAGAGATTATAAAAAGTCAGGGGACCATGTTGCAATGTCTACTATTGAAAACCACTATTTCAAAAATGGCGGGTTCTTCAATAATGATAATTACTTTTTAGAAAAAGAAAATCTAGACAAAATCAGAGATATTCCAATGACGATTGTTCAAGGTAGGTATGATGTTCTTTGTCCGATGATATCGGCGCAAGAATTGCACGATAAACTGCCGAAATCGATTCTTCATTCTACTATCGCAGGTCACTCTGGGTTCGAAGACGAAAACATTTCAAAATTGGTGGATGCAACAAATATTTATAAAAAAGGGTTTAAACAATAAACAATTATAAATGTAATAATAGAATGAGCGGAAACAGCGTAAATGGAAACAGTGCAAGCGGAAACAGTTCAACCGGAAATAGTGCAAATGGATATATTAATATTGATATGAATTATATTAAGAATGATCGTCTTGTATTTTACATTCAAGAAGATGTAATGAATTATGTGACAGACAAAGTTGAGACAGATTCAAAGTGTTATGTCTTATATGATGAGGTTGCAGGCGAGTATTTTATTTGCGGATCTAGGGTCAAGTCTAAGGATATAGAATATAGTGATTTCAAATTTTATTGCAAATCAAAGGAAACTGTTGTAGAATATTTGGAGTTTCTTTTAAATAGTCGGGATAGTAATGTTTCGTATGGGTTTTATAATTTTCCTGATTTATTTGCAAATAATGATATTATTGATTATCAATCTCTCGAATATCAAAGACATGATGAGAATGAGATTGCACTTTATTTAGAAATGCCTTTTAGGAAAAGACCAATTCGTAATTTATTAAGAATGTTGAAAGAGATTCGGTATTAGACATCTTCTTGTACCATTACAGGTAACATATCTTCGATATAATATACAATGTTATAACTTGATTTATCGTATTTAATTTCAGATGTATATGTAATTTTATGATAGTTACATATTTGTCTGAGGATTGTTGTAAAACTATTATATGTAATTTTGCACTCGACATATTTTTGTTTTGACTTGAAATAATATGGTTTACAATTTGCTAAAAAGGTTGAAATACTTTCGGTAAAAATTCCTTTTTTATAAGAATTTTTATCAAAAATATAAAAGTTTTGACTTTTTGTACAGATTTTTTCTAACAATTCAAATAATAAATCAGATGGTATAGGTGTTTTAAAAATTTGTGTCATTTTATAATAAATCTCTAATATTCCAATATATTTTTTTATTTTAAAATAAAGCGATAAGATTATTGGTAAATAGTGCTAATTCAATTTCATCTTCGTGAATATTATGAAAAATAGTGATGTATTTACATAGATAAGGAATGATTTTATATTTTTCATTTTCGGTTAAAAGTGTGGTCGTTTTCACAAACAAAAAATAATTATCTAAAATATCCATTACCGAGTACCCTTTGTCATAAATCGAATAAAATAATAAAACCGCTTTTCCCAAATTTTTATTTTTGACGAATTCCGTGTATTCTTGAAATGAAAGAAAACTTATATTTGTGCATACACTTTTCGCCAATTCTAACGTGATTTCGGTATTTAATAGTTTAAACTTTTCCATATAATTGATTAGTATTTTAGCGGTATTATTACAAATGTCTAGGATGAAATTCTCCGCATCCGGTTGAATAACAATATTTTCGATTTTCTTGATTTTGTCGGTTATTTTTATTAGATTCGATCGTTGAAGAGGTTTTATCTTTATAATAATTAAACGCGATTGTAAACTTTCAATTACTTTCTGAGTATTTGTACAAGAACATATGAAATTTACATTATGACTATATTTGTCGATGCAATTACGAAATACTTGTTGACTTTGTTCATTAATAATATCAAGGTCGTCTAATACCACGATTTTTTTTTTATTTTTAACGCTGGAACATGTTTGACTGAACGTTTTTACATCATTGCGGTAATAATTAATGCCTTGTTCTTTTAGACTATTGATATGGAGAATATTAGATTCGTAACTTTTGCAGTCTTTATAGTATTCTCGAATCAATGAATTCAAAAAAGATGTTTTGCCGGAACCGATATCGCCAATAAATAGAATATTTAAATTATCCATGGTAAGAAGCGTTTTCAAGATATCGATGATTTCATTTTCGATTTCGAAATCATTGAAGTAAATTGGTTGAAATTTATTGATAAATAGGGAATAACTCATTATTAATAAATATATTCGTAAATTACTATTTAAGTTTATCTTTATTAATAATAATTATAAAATGTCTTTTTACGAAATCCTGGAGGTTCCCGAAACGGCGTCAATTGAAGAAATTAAAAAATCATATCGAAAATTATCCTTGAAATATCATCCAGATAGACACCCGCCTCATTTAAAAGACGAAATGAGCGAGAAATTCAAGAAGATAAGTGAAGCGTATGAGGTATTAGGTGACGAACAAAGAAAGGAAGAACATGATATGATGAATAAAAACCCATTTGTGAAAATGATGGGTAATCCGAATGATATGGGAAATATCGATGAATTGTTTTCGTCGTTGTTTGGAATGTCGTTTGGCGGCGGTCATCCGATGGGTGGAATGGGTGGAATGGGTGGTCACCATATGGGACCAATGGGAATGGGTATGGGTGGTCCAATGGGAATGATGAATATGGGTCCTATGGGAATGGGACCAATGGGAGGTCCGAATATAAGAATTTTCAGAAACGGACAACCTATAAATATGAATCAGCAACTCCAAAAACCCACGCCAATTATTCAGACCATTGTGATTAATATGGAACATGTATTAGATGGTGCTACTTTACCGGTAGATATTGAGCGTTGGTTGATTGAAAACGAGACCAAAATGTTTGAACATGAAACATTATATGTGACTATTCCAAAAGGGGTGGACGATAATGAAATTATTATTTTACGTGATAAAGGGAATATCATATCCGACCAATGCAGAGGCGATGTTAAACTATTTATTAAAATCGAGAACAATACAAATTTTGAAAGAAATGGTCTTGATTTATTAACGCACAAATACATTAGTTTGAAAGAGTCCCTGTGCGGATTTAGTTTTGATCTTAAATATATAAATGATAAGACGTTTACGATAAATAATAATGGCGGAAATATAATTCAACCAGAGTATAAAAAGGTTATTCCGAAATTAGGTCTAACACGTGATAATCATGTTGGAAATTTAATTATATTTTTTCATGTGCAGTTTCCGGAAAAATTGGAGCAATCGGTGATTGAACAATTGAAAAACATTTTGTAAATAAAAACAGTTTGCATTGCATGTTCTAGAAGTTAATTTGATAATATTACAATTATCAAATTATATGATTATATATTTATGAAATCTTTCTAGTAGGAATGTCAGAAGACACTAGATAAATCGAATTCTCGGTAATAATAATGTACTCAGTTCCGCTTTTGTAGAACTTTGAAATCGGACTCGTATACTCCTCCTCGCTTTTCACCAATAACTTTTCCCCGCTTTCTTTAACACCAACCAATGCCTTTTTATCTAACGATGCGGTCCAGTAGTCCATCATGATGGGTTTATCTTCCACAATAGATAACTTAGATACGTGTTGAAGCGAAATTTCACTTGGAAGACGATAACTTGTGTTATCTCCTAAAGTAACAACGGCCGACGGTTTTTTATCGCTCATATTATATAAACTAAATTTATTAATCTTTAAATTAAAATCATATTAAATACTTATTTCTTTATAAGAAATATTTTGCATTTTTATTATGTTTTTGTTAAAAAAATAAACATAGAGATACAATAAATAATAAATATATTATGTTAAGTATTATTCAAAATATTCCTAATGTTAACACATATCCTCTTACATATGTTTTTGAACATATTAAGTTACGTCATAAACCAAATACTTTGTGGTTAGAATTTGGTGTCGCAAGTGGTAATACAATTAACTACATTTCACAATTTACGAATGATAAAGTGTATGGGTTTGATAGTTTTGAAGGTTTGCCTGAAAAATGGCGTGATGGTTTTGATAAAGGGGCATTCAATAGAAATGGTAATTTACCAATTGTGAATAGCAATGTTGAATTGATCAAGGGTTGGTTTAATAAAACATTATTAACATTTATACAAACACATAATAAAAAGGTATCATTTATTCATATGGATGCAGATCTTTATAGTTCTACAAAATATATATTTGATGTATTGAAAGATTATATTGATACAGATTGTATTATTGTATTTGATGAATTAGTCAATTATCCTGGTTTTGATGGAGATACAGGAGAACTCAAGGCGTTTTATGAATTTATTACAGAAAATAAAGTAGATTATGAGTGGATTGGAATGAATGGAACTCCCACTGGTATGTCTGGTTATTATCACGAAAATGTAGCATTAATGATCCATTCAATAAATTAATAAAATTGGTATTATAAATCCAAATCTTTTTATACAAATCTTTTTATACAAATCTTTATATATGAAAGAAGAAACCGTCAATAATGCACAAACCGCATTAATTAATTCATTAAATTTTAACACAAAATTAACATGCAATTTGTCTGAAATATTACAAAAATATGTATCATTAATACTAGAATATACGGATTTTATATCTGAAAAAGTAAATATTAAAAATAAAAAATATTACGATTATTTGTATAACCGTGGTTTAGATACAATCTCGCATGTTTTTTTATTGATATTATTTTATACAAAAAATTTAGATATAACCTATTATCATAGTCAAAAAGCATTTTATTTCTATGTAGAATTTATTGAACAAATTTTGGACGTTCAGCACAGTTTTTTAAATCTTTCTTCTCGTGATGCAACCATGTTTGTATATAAAAAAACAATTTATGAAATCAATACGGAATATCGTAAATTATTAGATAACAGTGAGAATATTAATAATGATACAATCAATTTAAATCATATTGCAAATAAAGATGTCAAATTTGATTTATTGAATTCATATATTGAAATATACAAATTATTAATACGATTAGAAAAACCCAAGGTTCTAGAAATAAGTGAAATAATAAATAAAATTAAGTGCTCATCTTCATATTTGCAAAAGATATTAAATATCGTCAATATTTTTGCGGATAAAATGATAGAGAATAATAGTCAAACAACCCAATATCCATTATTTATCTTATTATTAAAAAAAATGTTTACAGAACAACAACTAGATAACAAAATATTAAATAAACTCAAGAATAAATTGTTGTTAGAAGAAGATTTCACTGAACAGACCTTGTGCAATATTATTCCTTCGTCTAACTAATTATCAACCATATTAATTACAAACCATATTAATTACAAACCATATTAATTACAAACCATATTAATTACAAACCATATTAATTACAAACCATATTTATAAATAATTAATTCTTCATCTTCTTCAATAACGGTTTTATTTTTATAATTATTATAATCATACTCTAAAAATAAATGACAGTCTAAAAATAAATCACAATCATAATTTTTTTTAATAATTGTTCTCCAGATTACATTACATAGTGGTATAAATTGTTCGTATACATTTTTACCACCAATAATAATTATTTTAAAATTATCTAACAGAAAAGGATACAATTTTTTATAATAATCTCTATCATTTAAAATAATTTTATGGATATCTGAATTATTGGTAAATATTAAATTATTATAATTTTGATTATATTTACTAATATCTACTTCTCTTGATAAAACAATATTCAATCTATTTTTTAGAGGTCTTATAGTTTCTGGAAGAGAAAAATAAGTATTTTTCCCCATTATTACAATATTATGTTTTGTTATATTATAAAAAAATTTGAGATCTTTCATTGAAGACCAAGGGATAAACCCATTTTTCGATAATCCATTATTTATATCTGTAGCATATATAAGTTCCATAATATAAAATTAAATATAATTTTATATATGTTTTTTGTCCTATATTATTTATTACACCATATAAAATATTATTACACTATATAATATAAATATGAGTCTTCCTCAAATTATAGGATTATCTTTGATTGAAATTGTCGGTGATTTCTCATTAAAAGAATACGCAAACAAAGGAGGAATAATTCATTTAATTACGGGTATTATCGGATACATCGGTGTGATTATAATGTTAATAATTTCGTTACAGGATTCTACAGTATTACTTGTGAATGCGGCGTGGGATGGAATTAGCGCATTAACAGGATCCGCATTTGCAATGATTTTTTTAGGAGAGCGATTAGATAACTACATGCAATATGTAGGAATTTTATTTATTGTTGGTGGGTTATATTTATTAAAAATACCTTGGAAAAAACAACATGCCTTTCATATACCTTCCTTCTAACGGATTGATAAAAATAATATGTATATATAATATATATTATATAACTCATGAATCGACATACTAGAGTGCGTCGAAAAAAGATAAATATTAAGATCAAAAAGAAGAATAACACAAAAAAATATAAAAAAGGAGGAAATAATGGTGCAGGACTAAATAATGGTATAAATAATTTAATAGCGACATCAACCAAAGATACAGAAGAGATGATCAAAAATGCAGATCTCGCATCCGATCTTGCAAAAGTTGGTCATGCGGTTGTAATCGGACTTACACTTAGTGGTGTTGGTATTCCATTTGTTGGTCTGATTGGTGCAGTATTTATAATATCTAATCAAATATTAAGAGCAAAAGAACAAAATTTAATATTAAGAACAATTTTAAATGATGTTCTTGTGATAATTACGAATAATTTCCGGTTGTACAAGGTTATAAATAAATTTATACAAATTATAGAGAACCATAAGGATAAAGATAATAATAGTATACAATCATTTATAATTGATGCCGATATAATAAGAATTCTATATGAAAAAATGTTGTATTTATTTGAAAATTTGTTGGAAATTTCACCAACAGAAGTAATAAAAGTGTTAGTCAACGATAAATCAATAAATAGCAATACCGAATTGAAAAAGGTAATAGAGACTGAAAATACAAACCGTAAAACAGGTATTATGAACACGCTTTCATCACTACGACGTGTTTTTAAAAGAAATGTAAATGTAGAAAAAACCACTAATGAGATTGTAAAAAATATCAGCGTTATTAACGGGTATTTTATGATAATGAAATCCCAATTCGATATTGCGACATCTTATTATCAAAGGCATCTACCGGTAGAAACAAGTGTTGCAATTTGGAAAGAAATCGAAGAAGATGAATCTTTTAAGGATTTTTTATTACCCGATGATGAAAAAACCGGTAAAAAAATAATGGATAACATTACTGACAAGAGCATTGCGGAAGAAGACAAATTGAATAATAAACTCAGAATTATTTATAAAGATAATTATTTCTAACAAAGCAAGGAAGTAAAAAAATAAGGGGAATAATAATTCCCACCCATTTTTATACCACCCATTTTTATACCACCCATTTTTATACCACCCATTTTTATATTTTTTGTTATTTTTTCAAGTAAACGAGATAGATTATAACATTTAATTGTTGATTACTACGTTTTTAATGTTATTTATGTTTTTAACATTATTTACAATACCGTTAACCATTTCGAAGAATTCTTGATATCTTATTTTTGGGTCAATTTCGTCCTCTTCTTCTTCTGTCGGTGCTGTTGCTGTTGCTGTTGCTGTTGCTGTTGCTGTTGCTGTTGCTCTTGCTGTTGCCGTTGTCTCTGTCTCTTTAACTCTTTCCTTTTCCGGATGAACAATTTGACTGTTATTTTCCATAACAATCCAATACCAAGGATCATTGTGGACAACTCGGGAGAATCCTTGTTTAAAAATCCTTGTTTGGAAATTGGTAGTAACAATGGTTTCGTTCCATGATTCGAAATGGATAAATGCGGAATAACATTTCTTACTGTGGGGAATCTTTTGCATATGGACGCTGCGGATTTTTCCAAACCGAATATTGTCTTCAAACACCTTAATAATAAAACTCTTACTAGTAGTTGCATACACACGTGCAATATATAAACTCATAGTAGGGTTAAAGGTAAATGAAGACGAAGTAGACATGATTTGATATGTTTTGAGATATGTTTTTAGAATTGTAACATATATTTTGTTTTGATTAGCATTTCAATTTTTTTAGTAACATATAAGAAATATATTTTACTAAATTTTGCAATTTTACTAAATTGTATTTATAATATTTATCGTGTAGGAACAGGACCATCTCTATTCTGGTTGAATAAATATTGGTATAAATTGTTTACCTGGGTGGATAACGCAAGACTATCCACGTGGATATTTGATAATAAGTGGTTTACCGTGCCTTTAGAAGATTGAATGCTGATAGATCTGCAGATAAATTCAACATCGCCGATAGCTGAAGTAGAATTAGTTCCAAAACTAAAAAACAATATTTGTTCCGTTGGTAAAAACGATCCTCTAATGTTAGCAGTAACATCAGATGGAGACATCAATTGATTTTTATGATTGTATGCAAAAGGATCAGATGCATTCGAATCAAACTTGTAATGAAAACAATAAGGTGTATTATTTGTTAATGTTGATACTAATGATGGATTTATAAGTTCGAATGTGCGCGCAGATTTAAACCACGATGCAGCATCCCCTGTACCGGTAGGTTTAGTGTATACCGTGATAAATGGTAAACCGGATTTGTTGATTAAATGAGTTTCAAAAAATATTTGTTTTAAATCACTTACAAGCATATTTGAATCAGGACCAAGATACCAATTTATTTTTCTATTCACGGAATCATTTGCAACCTTTTTATAGTACCAACCATCATAAGCAAGACTACGAACAGCGTCGGGCATAACTGCGGGAAATGCTTGACCTCCAACAACACCCGAAGTTAAAGGAAGAACAACACTTCGACTAGACGAAGAAATTATTTTCGCATTTTCGCTGGAACGAGCAGTAGACTCCGTCGTGATTAACATATTCAATGAAGCATCTGCAATATCTACGTAATTCTTGTTTGAAACATTTGACGCAGATAAAGGTGTCTTCACTGTGACATTTGCATTATTGAAACTAATATTAACGCCGTTAATAACCATGTCGTCGCCTAAATACAAATTCGGTACACTCATTATAGACTACCTATATATATTATAATTTACCAAAAAAATAACGTGCTAGATACCCAATAATTTTATATATATTTGTTACGATGTATGATAAAGTGAACGAAAATTAGGTGTTTATTTATGCCGTAACAATAATTTTTTTCCGATGCGTCTTTTTTTTTTTATCTTTTACAACTAGATTCGTGTCTGATAAAGATTTGATTTGTTTAATTTCGTTATACTCGGTTTTCAAAATATTAACCAAGAAGTGATAGATTTCCATCAATACTTGCTCATTGCACTTACCAACTATTAATACGCTTCCCGTTCTAAAAATCATGAAGGATACTCGGGTTGAAATCTCTTGATTTTGTTGACTCGCTTTAGGGATTTGAACGCCGGATTGGGTTACGATATTATTATTATTATAATAAAATTTGCATTGTATTCCGGGATACGAACACGGGTCAAATATTGATTGTATATTGTATTTATTTCTAAGAATATCAAACAATACTTCACGGTCAATGAAAAACCCGCAATTAAAATTTGAATTAATTAAAACGGTGTCGCTGATTTGTTTGTATGATAGCGGTTCTTCAATAAATGGTTGTATTGTTGCAATAATGGTCGATAATACGATTTCGAAATCAGATTCATGTTGTATTCCAGGAATATCTAATTCTCCAGTATTAAATACTTTGACGTGAAATTCTTTAAACAATTGATCAATTTTAATTCGTAATATAATCACAAAACAATTATAAAATGCGCTTTTCTTTTTACTGCGATAACTGAGTATATCTTTTTTGGACATTCCGATTGTGATTTTTCTGCTATCTTTGAATTTGATTCTTCCGGACGGATTATTGATACTGGTAATAACCTGTTCTTCATAATATATTTCTTTTTTCAACATTTCCTGTATTTTTTCAAACTCTTCCAGCGTATTTGTATTACTTTTGATCTGTTTTTTAATTACACCATTCGCAGCGGTTGCATAAGGAATAATTGGAATTTTCCAGAAAATAGTTAAATCGATTGGAATATTTAAATAGGCGACCTTTGATTTAGTAGAAATATAAATATCAGACGGTTCGGGTGCTACATCTGAATCTATATTTATATTTGTACTCGCTCTATCTTCTTCCTCTTCTTCGTTATCATCCGACTCTGAATTGTCATTGTTGAATGATATAAATTTGGACCATTCGTCATCAATTGATTGTTTTTTCATTATTATGTTATGTATATTCTTTCTATTTTGTCTTTATGCTCTTTAACTTATTTTATTTCAATTATATTTTACACAAAAAAATAATATAAAAAATATTTTTTTTATATGATTAATTATATAGATGAATAATCTCGAAAAAATAATTTATGAAAAAAAAACAAACATTATGGCGACCCCGATAAAAATAAACAAACAAAAAACGAATCAATATAGTTTAAAACAAGATACGATTGATCCATTCAAATGTTCGCCTCCAAACCAATTTATGGATAATCTAAGAATAAGAATGTCTGCTTATAATTCTTTAGTGATAAATGACGACAATCGCAACAGCGAATAATTAATATAAGTTGTATTATTCAAATCTTGAAAATGCATAATATGCTCTACAAACAACAAAAAGTCGGATGTTATTGGATATTTACGAATAATATAATTGATGAAATCCTTGATTATATTTTTTTTGTCGATATTATATTTTAAACTAATTGTATTAATATATTTTTCTGACTCGGATATATTTGCTATGTCGGCGTATAATTTTTCCCATATCTGATTATCAATAATATTAATTTCGTCGATATTTTGGTTTAACTGTATGAAATTAATCATGCTTCTAATATCTGATTTATACAGTCTCTGGATCTTTTTCAGCGACTCCATCGATAAATTTAGACCCTCTTTTATTGAAATATTATTTAAAAAATTTATAATTTCGGTTTCCGGCAATTGATTAAACCGCAATTTTAAAAATTCATTTTGCAGACCTTCGTCAATTCGACTGATATAATTACAAATCAAACAAAATCGGACATTATTCGAATAAGATTGAAGCAAATATCTTAGCGCCTGTTGAGCGTTTTTAGTCATATAATCGACCTCATCTAGGATGACAAATTTCATGCCCTGGTTGAATAAATTTTTGGTATTGACGAATTGGTTAATTTGATTGCGAATAATATCAATGCCTCGTTCATCCGATGCATTTAAATGAATCATCAATCCTTTCCGTTGTTGGTTATTTTTTATTTGATATGAGTTAACCAAATTAATAATGGTTGTCGTTTTGCCTGTTCCGGGAGGTCCATAAAAAAGAAGGTTCGGAAAATACGAGGTTTCAATAATATTTTTCAGGATATTTTTGTTTAATGGGTCTAACACAATGTCGTCAAAATTCGTTGGTCTGAATTTTTCACACAATGGTATAAATTGGTTGTTTAAATTCATTAGTTATTATTATTAATGTATTCTTTTAATATCAAAATTTATATATAATTTCAAGAAGGAAAATAATATATATTTATTATTTATACAATGGGATTTATCAGTAATTATAATGGCGCAATGCAAATTTTATCTGAAATAGGAAATGGAACGTGTAAAGGAAATTGTAAATCGGTATGGATCCGTAATTTGAAATATTCATTAAAAACAAAAACGAATCCACTGAAATTAACTACTACACAACGTAGAAGGATCACTGAAAAATTGGGAAGTGTCTCTAAAAAAAATGCTATAAATCAGCACAGTAAAACACTTAAAAAATATAAAAATCGAAAATCTCCACCATATCCGGCGAATGAAAATTGCAATAAACAGATGTTAGGCAATGACAAACAACTTTACATATCTAAACCAAATAAAAATAATATTTGTTCTTGGAAAAAAATATAATAAATAAAAAGATCAAATATAAAACAACATAGAAATTTAATATATTATATAAATAATGATTCATACAGAAAACAGTTATTTGGAATTATTTATTGGTCCGATGTATGCCGGCAAAACTTCAAAATTATTGGATATTTATAAGCAATGCAACTTTTGTAATATTTCTGTTACCGTTATAAATCATTCGACCGATACACGATATCACAATACAATGATGTCAACGCATGATAAGATAATGATACCGTGCATTCAAACTATAAATTTACATGACGTGTGGAATTATACCAATTTAGATGAGTCTTATTCGGATGAATCTGAAAATCATATTAAATTAAGAAATTCGGATGTAATTTTAATAAATGAAGGACAATTTTTTGAAGATTTATATGATACCGTAGTGGATATGTTGAATCATAATAAAAAAATATATATTTGCGGATTAGACGGGGATTTCAAACGGAATAAATTTGGACAAATATTAGATCTAATACCATTGTGTGATAAAGTAACTAAACTAACATCGCTTTGTAGTATTTGCAAAAATGGTGCTCCTGGTATTTTTTCGATGCGATTAACAGATGAAACACAACAAACCTTGGTTGGGTCTGATAATTATGTTCCTGTTTGCCGTAAATGTTTTGTATATGAAAAATGATTTATTAAAACAATTTAAATTGATTTATTGTATTATTAATAATATGAATAGTCTTGATATTATTAATGAGTCTTCTGTAAAAATTGTTAAGAAGAGAGGACGCAAATCTAACAAGGAGTTGTTAGAGATTGAAAACAAATTGATCATGGAAAACAATGCGATAATGGAAAACAAGTTGATCATGGAAAATACTATGACGAATAATAATGGCGGTGTGAATAATAATGGCGGTGTGAATAATAATAATACCAACGTGAATAATAATACCGACGAGACAAATATTGATCTATCAACCCCTGTAGTTGATGCCGAAGATAAAAAAGCAGTAGTTAAGAAAAGAGGACGAAAACCAAAGGGAGGAAAAATTATTCAACAAATTCTGCCCAATAATAATATAAAGGATTCAAAACCCAATGTAATTCTCCATTTAAAATGTTCAACTAAGGATTTATTGAATAATCAATCAAATAAAGAGGTTGAATCTTATGCATTTAATTCAAAAAACGAGTTGAGTTATGAAATTATTCAACCAAATGAAATTATTCAACCGAATAAAAATACAAATACAAATGACCATATGAACGAGAATAACAGAAGTGAATCTAATACAATTCTTACAAATCACACAACTATCAATCATCCAACTATAAATCACTCAACTATCAATCATCCAACTATAAATCACACCATGAGTAGCAGTAGCAACAGTAGTATTTGTATTATAAATAACACCCAATATGAAAATGTCGAATCTGAACCATGCAAAATGAAAGATGTATGGAGTAAATTAAAACAACTCGAGCATGATTTGCATATTAATAATATATCCGACAAACGATCCGCTTGTTTTTGGTGCACTTATAATTTCGATAATCCTCCAGTATATATTCCAAAGCACTATATTAAAGAATCATATCATGTATATGGTTGTTTTTGTAGTCCCGAGTGTGCAGTCGCATATTTAATGGACGAAAATATCGATAGTTCAATTAAATTCGAAAGATATCATTTTATAAATCACATTTACGCAAAAATATACGAATATACCAAAAATATAAAACCCGCACCCAACCCATATTACATGTTGGAAAAATTTTACGGGAATTTATCTATTCAAGAGTATCGCTCGTTATTAAGAAACGAACGATTGTTTTTAATTGTAGATAAACCGTTAACTCGTATTTTACCAGAGTTGCACGAAGACAATGACGAATTTATTTTGAACAATAAGATTATTCCGTCTAATACATATCACATTAAAAAGAAGAACCAAAAAAAATCACAAGTTAAGAATAATATTGTAAATGAACAATTTGGTATTGTAAATTAATATTGATATATATTATGGGGAAAACAAAAAAAAATATTAAGAAAAATGTATCAAACCGGAATGGAAAAAACACTAGTAAAAAAAGGTCAACCAATAAACATCTTGTACCCTGCAAAAAACAAGACAACCGTTTTGAAAAGGAATACGAGAAAAGTGAAGTGTTCAAAAGTAAAAAATCAATGATGGGTATCAATAAGGAATTAAATGAAATATTCAAAAAATTTAAAACCCCCAAGGATATCACGCCTCAAAATGATTATTTTACATACATCAATTTTCTATGGATTAAGCAACAACATGAAAAACTTAAAAAAAAAGAGGATAAAAAATATTATGTGCAAGTTGATAATTTCAGAGTCACACAGGAAAAGGTATTTTATCAAATAATAGATATAGCTAAAAAATCAAAAAATCAAAAAATTCTAAATTTGTACAATTCAATATTTAATTTAAATCAAAAGTGTATTGAAAAAAATATTCGTGAAACTACTCAGGCGATCGACAATTATATTAAATCAGATACATTGATGGAATTTTTAGCGTATATAAATTCAAATGAAATTGTATCTTGGGGGTGTCCGGTGTATTGGAAAATGATGGCGGATGAAAAAAATCCAAGCAAATATATTTCGCATGTTACATCGCCTGTAATGGGTATGTACGAATACGAATTATTAGCACAAGTTGATGATCCTACGCCAGAAGTTAAAAAATATTTGACATTTTATAAAAAGAAGCGTATTGAAAACATAATGATTTTATTTGAATTTTGTTTAGGAAAAGATCATGGGTTAGAAGGAGAAGATGTTTGGAGTGTGGAATATGATATTTTTGCTACATTAGGATGTAATGAAATTAAAAACGATTCACCAGAATACTATAATTTATTAGACTCTAAAACATCGTTAGAATATGGATTCGATTGGGATACTTTTTCAAAATCGTTAGGGTATAAAACACCACCAAAAACATTCATATCTTCCAGTACAAATTATTTGAAATGTATTATGAAATTATTAAAAGATAATTGGAAATCTAACAAATGGAAAGCGTACTGGTATTATATTTTTTTGAGATCCATGTCTCGTTTTGGAAGTAAATTTGACCAAATATTGTACGGTTTTACTGGTAAATTTGTTCAGGGTCAAGATGTAATGTTTCCTCGTGAATTATCACCTATATTTGCGTTATCAATGGCGTTCAACACCTATTTAACTCGTGAATATTCTAAAGAATATCGTAAAGAAGAGTATGTCGATTATGTTAAAAACCTGGCGGAAGATTTAACAATAGTATTTACACGTATTTTAAAACGCAATACATGGTTATCCCCACCAACTAAAAAATACGCCATTTTAAAATTACAGCATTTAAAATTAATCATAGGTAATCCTGAAATTGGGTATGAAGACCCTAATATTAACTACTCATCTACGGATGCTTGGGGAAATATGATTAAAATCATGAATTGGAGACGTGACTTGTTTGTTAGTTTAGAGGGAAAACCAGTTATTGATATTCCATATGTAGATTGGAGGGAAATGCCGTATAAATTAATTGGTAAACAATGTTATATAGTAAATGCGTATTATACCCCTATTGAAAATTCCATATATATTCCTCTTGCATACCTTCAACCCCCATTTATCGATTTAGCGGAACGTGGTATTGAATATAATTTAGCGCATATTGGGTTTACCATAGGACACGAATTATCGCACTCTTTAGATAATATTGGGAGCAAATACGATTACAATGGTAAATTATATGATTGGTGGTTACCGAAAGATAAAAAAACGTATGAATTTAAATTACAGGATATTGTAAAACAATACAACGTATTTACTGCGTATGATAACATACATTTTGATGTGCATATGAGTTTATCTGAAGACTTGGCGGACATTTCCGGTTTAGCGATATGTGAAGAATATTTAAGGGATTTCCAAGATAAAAATGACGATGTTGCATATATCAGAAAGTTATCATTTGGTGCGTTTTTTTGTTATTATGCGATTCAAGCAAGGCAGGCGATTGCGAAAAAAGCGATATCGGCGCAGTTGAAAAATAATCCACATCCGTTGGATAAATATAGGGTTAACTGTACGTTGGCTCGTCTAGAATTGTTTAAAAATATTTATGAAGTTAAGAAAACAGATAAAATGTATTGGGAAACCAGCGATACATTTTGGGGTCACGATTAGAGAAAAAATAAATAATATATTAAAATAAAATATTATTTAATATATATATACAATGGCGATTAACATTCAATCCTTAAAAAATAAAATCAACACTTTAAAAAAAAGTCTTAAACGCATAAATAAAAAATTTACAGGAGGTAAAGCATCCAAAAAAGCATCCAAAAAAGCATCTAAAAAGGCATCCGGTAAAAAGAGAAAGTCGCTTATTGATATTGGTGCGTCAAGACCTCGTGTTACGGGGCAATCTGGGATGACTCAAAATATGGGCGCATCAAAAACGCTTGCATCAAGTATGGCGCAAAATAGATCTATGGCGCAAGGATTAGCACAATCCTTGGCGAGAGGCATGGGTCAATCTTTGGCTTAACCTAATTTATCAATGACATCTTGTAGATCAATTTGGTTTTTATTGTTGTATTCTTTCATTGAATTATCCAATTTGTGTCTAATTTGTTTAAAAATTTCTTGATTGATTGATTTTACCTTGACTTCTTTGGGTTTAATTCCCATATATTCTTTAATTACTTCAATATGATTATTATTATGTTGTTTTAGTTTTTCAATAGATTCTTCAAACGAATATGAGGTTTGACGCTGTACAATTTCAGCGAGATCTTCTGTGTGTTCAATGCTATTTTCCATATATAATTTAAATAAATAAATATTTAAATCATATTAAATACAATTTATAAATTAATTATAACATGAATACAAAATTAACTACCGCTATTGATGAGATTAATCAATTTGTGAGTGAACGAATAGGTATCCTATTGAATGATTTGATTGAAGAATCAAATGAATATGCGGAAACTAAAAAACAAATTTTACAAATACCTTTTATAAAAAAAATTATAAATAATATTGTTTACAATACAATCCATAATGAAGATGTGCCGAGAGAAAATATGACTCAAGAAAACCGAACTGAAGAAGAACACTTGACTGAAGAACACTTGACTGAAGAAGAACACTTGACTGAAGAAGAACACTTGACTGAAGAAGAACACTTTACTGAAGAAAATGAAAATATTTTCTTGAATATTGATGAAAATGATAGATCTGAAGAATTACATGATATTAATATTGTAGATTTGGATACGGAAGAGGATTTAGAAGATGATGATGAGGAAGAAGAAGATAAGTGTGTGTCCTGTGGCGGTAATCAAGATATAGTGAGCGATAAGTGTTTGACTTGTTTAGAAGACTATAGTAATCCTGTAGAAGAGGAACAATCACATCATGAAGAACAATCGCAGGAGGATGCAGA